CCAAAGCTCAAAGAGCTGCGGAAGCACCTCGTAGATGGAGAAGGTGTTGAACTGTTCGAGCCACTCGTCGGGACTGTCCGGCACATTTTCCGGATCGGCGTGCTTCGCCATCGTCCAGGCGATATTCTCGAAAACCTCAAGGCTCTCGATGCCGAGACCGGAATTCTCCTCATCGCTCTCGTCAACAGAATCCTTCAGCGCAGTGAAATCCTTGAAGATGTCCTTGCGGAACTTTGCACGGTAAAGGCGAGGCAGTGTAGCACTCGCCTTGAAAGGAACCTCGATGCCGTCAACAGTAATTGTTTTTCTGATAGCCATATACTTTCCTCCAAATCAGTCAGTAGTAGTGGATGCGGCTGTGCTGCCGCCCTTTGTGGTACTTGCGGAACGTGTATTGGTGCTGTTGTTGGTAGTAGCCGCTGTCGGGATATAGACGGCGCTGTACCAGTTGTTGTAGGTGGTCTCATCTGTGCTCTCACAAGTCTTGGACTTCACGAGACCGGAAGGCAGTGCGGAAGCCTTCAGCGACAGTGTCTCTGTCTTGACCTCCTTGCTCTCCTCAGTGGTCTGACCCTCAGTTGCAGGACGGGATGCAGAGCAGCAGTACAGCACGTGGCGGATGTGATTCTTGTCTCCGTCAAACTCGAACAAAAGCGCGAACTGCGATGTTTCGGCATCGTTGCGCTCCACAAGGACACCCTTGCTGTCGAGCTGTTCACCGAGGATATCGGTTGCGAAATCGGTGGTGATGAGAGCAATTTCGAGGTCGCCCTCATAGCCGGCGTTGTTGTTGATAACGTATTAAACGGTGTTGTCGGCGTAGAAATTGTCGTTCTCGCCGTTTGCGTCAATGCTCAGCGAAACTGCACCGGGCAGACGCACGGGCGTTGCGAATGTCGGCACACCCTCGTCCGACCAAGCCGTGATCTTTGCCCAGTGAACCTTGTTCAGACCGAACTTGACCTTGTTTTTCTTCAGAGCCATATTCATACCTCCAATGTGTACAGGACCTCATAGAGCCGTTCGCTCTCGATCCATGTTTCAGATTTTGTATAATAAATGTTGTGCTGATGCAGCACTTCCTCCACACGCTCCTCCGCATCCGGGGATTTTTCATCGGTGTAAAGCTCGATGTGCAGCCGCTTGAAGCTGACATACATCAGGTTATCCGCACCGAATGTATTTTCACCGGGAGACAGAAACAGCGTGAACGGAGGATCCGGGCTTTCACCCTCTGCGAAATGATGGTACGCAAAGGGCAGCCCGATCTCCTGCATCATCTCGGAAATTTCCTCGTAGGTCACGATAACTCCTTTTTAATGAGCGTTTCGAGCATATCTGCGCCGTTTGCTTCGGCAGGAGCGATATGCGGGATAGCCGCCACACGTCCGCCGCCGCGCTTTGCATGACCGTGTTCGAGCAGATGTGCGATCTGATAGCGGTCTTTGCTGTGGACTGTCATTTCGAGCGTATGACTGTTTTCCTTTGTTTGCTTCGCTGTCCAGCTTCGTTTGTATCTACCGGACTTCACAGGGGCTTTTGCGGAGATCTCATTTTTGACGGCAGTCGCTGTCTTTCTTACAGCTTTTTTCATAGCGCCATCTGCGAGATCAGCATATTCCTCCAGTCCCTCCATGATCGCCGCAGCCATATCGTCAATAGATATCATCCTTTGATCCCGCCCTTCGTGATTCGCAGATCAGCTTCATATAGTCCTGCGTCTGATAATTCGGCACAATGCCCTTGATGTCATAGTCAATACCTTCAAAGCGGATGCGGTATACGGTAGAAGCCATCAAAGATCTCATCGAAGGTGATAGCCGTCTGAGATGCTGCAGTCACGCCAAGCTCTGCACCGCCGGTCTCATCGAGAATACCGAGAGGCTTCTTGTCGCCGTCACCGGCGAAGAAGGCACGCTCCTCGGCATTGCCCATTGCAACACCAAAACGTGCAGCGATATACGATGCGAGGTCAAAAGCGGAATCGTGCAGAAGCTCGTTGCTGATCTTGATCAT